AACGGGGCTTTTTTCTTGCCCGATCTAATTAGTATTAAATAGTTAAACAAGCCGACCACGGGCAACCAGTGCAGATTAAAAACATATGAACGCCGAATCACTGTATAAGATTAACGGGGAGCTGGCCGAGATCCGAAAATAAAATACTTTCCCAGTGCTTTTTCCCAGTGCTTTTTCCCAGTGCTTTTTCCCAGTGCTTCACGCCCCGTTAACAGCTGTAAGCGGTGAAGGAATAACGCTAAATAAATAATGATTCACGGGGCAACGGCGAAGATCAGCGGGGCAAATAGTTTAAACAGCTGTTAAGGTACCCTAGACAATAGAGGCTAAAAAAACGGCTTAAAATAAGGGATTCTTTAAAAAAATTCAGCGATCCATAGGTCGCGACAGCGTGAGCTAGGGCTAAGTTTTTCACAAACAATGAGATATAATTTGATATTGCCGTTAACTATATTATAATAACCCATAAATCGCATACAATTTTAAGGTAAGGGACCCCTACATGGATGGTAGAATACAAGACGAGAGGATCCTTAAACTGGAACTAAGACTAGCTCAGTTAGAAAAGAACGAAGAGTGCCAAAATACGTTTTTAAGTTTTGTAAAAAACATCTGGCCGAGCTTTATTCAGGGCAGGCACCATGAGATAATTGCAGAAAAGTTGGAAAGGGTGGCAAAGGGTGAACTAAAAAGATTAATAATCAACATGGCCCCTAGACATACGAAGTCAGAATTTGCATCTTTCTTGTTCCCCGCGTGGATGATGGGCCGCAGCCCGAACATGAAGATCATTCAGGCAACACACACGACAGAGCTCGCTGTTAATTTTGGCAGAAAGGTCAAGAACCTTATTGAGACGGATGAGTTTAAGACGGTATTTCCTGAAGTTAGTTTGGCTGTGGACAGTAAAGCGTCAGGAAGATGGGATACGAATAAGGGTGGTATGTATTATGCTGTGGGTGTTGGCTCGAACTTAGCTGGTCGTGGTGGTGATTTAGTTATAATAGATGATCCTCATTCGGAACAGACGGCTATGAGTAACAATGGTTTTGAAGATGCGTGGGATTGGTACACTGGGGGCCCCCGACAGAGGCTCCAGCCTGGAGGTAGTATAGTTTTAGTACAGACAAGGTGGTCAGAGAAAGACTTGACGGGTCAGTTGGTCCGCTCGATGGCAAAGGATCCCCTAGCGGATCAGTGGGAGATAGTGGAATTGCCTGCTATTTTTGATAGTGGGGAACCTTGTTGGCCAGAATACTGGAGTTTGGATGATTTAACTGCGGTAAAAGCGTCTATTCCNCCTAGTAANTGGAACGCGCAGTACCANCAGCANCCTACTGGTGAAGAAAATGCGATAATTAAGAGGGAATGGTGGAAGAAATGGGAGAAGAAGAGTGTTCCTAACCTACAATATGTGATTCAGAGCTATGATACGGCTTTCTCGAAACGTGAAACAGCAGATTATAGTGCTATTACGACATGGGGTGTTTTTTATCCAGAGGAAGTGGGCGGTCAGCCTGCTTTGATACTGCTTGATAGTGTGAAAGACAGGTGGGATTTCCCAGAATTGAAGAGTATTGCCTTAGAGCAGTATAATTATTGGGACCCTGAGACAGTAATTATAGAAGCCAAGGCTACGGGACTGCCTTTGACGCATGAATTGCGTAATATGGGTATACCTGTGGTAAACTTTACACCGAGTAAAGGTAATGATAAGGTATCTAGAGTACACGCGGTGTCTCCTTTGTTTGAAGCGGGGATGGTTTGGGTCCCTGACGAGACTTTCGCGGAAGAGATGATAGAAGAGGTTGCAGCTTTTCCAAATGGAGAGTATGATGACCTTGTGGATAGCATGACACAGGCCTTAATGCGCTATCGTCAGGGTAATTTTGTACAGCTACCGACTGACGATTGGGAAGAAGGCGATGGGTCGGCTCAAGTAAGGGCTTATTATTGAGGTGAAGATGGCTGACAGTGTAGTACGCAACGCAAACAAAGAAGAACCTGACACTCCTATGGATTATGATGAGATTGTAAGGATGTTGGAAGAAGATCCGTATGCGTTGGATCCTCTGGATCAGGATACTACCACAGCTCCTGAAGAATTTATAGAACCGATGGATGCTATACGAGGCCAGATGTTGGAGTTCGGTGGTAGCGAGATGGAAGGCGGCTTCGCGGATGCGCCTTTGAGTGGCATTGATTTGTTAGACACCAACTATGTTAAACCGAAGTTTATTCCCTTAGAGTATGGCGGGTCTCCAGGTATAGAGAGTATAATGAAGAAGACCACTATCATGGAGATGCCTGCTGATAGAAGTATGTTGGTTATGAACCGCATTTTAAAACAGGGTGGTGTAACTGAAACCCGCGACCCACGGCTCATGGCCCAGTTAGCACAGGTTCTTGGAAGAGATGGCTGATCCTCAGCAAAATTACAGAAACGTACTCGCACGTTTAGAGGCCAAAGATAAAGAAGGTACCTCGCTGAAAGATGCGTATGATGCTTTTTCTTTTTTACCTGGCACAGGTGAGGCAATAGCGGCCTACGAGTTGCCAGAGGTTTTGTCTCAAAGCGGTAAGATGATTTCTAGTGATGATTTTGTAGAGGCGGCAGCGGGTACAGCGTTAGGAACGCTTGGTGTAGCAAGTGTGCTTCCTGGAATAGGTCCTGTAGCTAAATATGCAAAAAAAGGGATTGAGGGTTTTATACCGTACTTGGGTCCTAAGACAGCCACAGCTGGGGGCCCTGATATAGATACGTCTATTACCAAGATGGAAGGTCCTTCTTCTGGAGGATCTAAAGTTTCTGAAAAGACAAAGCTAAAAAAGGATCCCAGCGAAGATGGTTCTTATTTATTAAATCTCAATAATAAAGAATATAAAATTTCTAAGTTCTATGACGATGATGAGGTTCATCGCGGGGAGTGGAGCATCTTTGAAAGAGCTCCTGCCACGGAATATACAGAAGAAGGTTGGGACTGGATGGATACAGTTACGTCTAGGAGGTATGCTGTAGACAGGATTAAAGAAATAGATGCAGCTCTTACCAAACAATCGAAGGAAGCGTTTGGTAAAATAGATACTCCTGTATATCATTTTACTCAAAACACCGATCCTGGGTTTACTAAATTTGACAAAGATAAATTATCATGGTTTGACTTGGGGCCTCATGTTGGTTCTACACCTAGAGCTGCAAGCGATCGGTTTGTAGATGAAGTTTTTGGTGTAAATATGAGAAAAAAAATTAGGGATACTATGCAGGAAACAGGTAAAAGCCGTGAAGAGGTTTTGGCAACTTTAAAATTACCGCGGATTTCAGGTAACGTAGGCTATGACCCCTCTACAAACATACCTATAGGAAGAAACACGTTAGGCGGTTCTATACCTTTAAAAGCTGACTTGAGTAAGCCTCTTTTGAATCCCAAAACAAAAAAACCTTTTACAGAATATGATTTAAACGAATATCAGGCCGACCAGTACAGTAAGTACAAGGGAGAGTATTTTGATGCAAGTGACATTTTAGGGGAAGACCCTAGAGTTGATATACAAGATGTTAAAAAATTTATGAGACAGCATGCAAAGGATTTAGCAGCAGAAGGTTACACTCATATACCTTATGAGAATGCGGTAGAAGGTGTAGGTGATTTAAGTTACGTTATGTTAGTGGACAGGCCAAAAGGCAGCACTAAGGTTTTACAAAGTCCTGCGGCTAAAAAAGATCCTGCCAAGTTTGACGATTCAGATTTTATGATGGAGGACGGCGGCGTTGTTGAATATGAACCAACCGTCACCGATTTGATGGATAAAGCGTTGTTCTCCCCTGAAATGGTGTACAGTGATGCAAAAAAAGAATGGGACAAAGGTAATTATTCTGAATCTATCGCTAAGTATGGCGCAGGGTTGTATGCGGATACACCTATTTTGAGACAAGCTATGTCTGCTACAAATAACGCTATAAAAAGAACTATAAAAGAATATGGTAAAGAACCCAGTTTTGATTCACTAATAGGTTTTTTTAAAAACTTAATGGTTAATGAGGAAGGTCAATTACATATGTTGAGCAAAGCAGACGGTGGCGTGATATCTTTGAAAGACCAAGCGGTCAACATGAACCGCGGCCCACGGGGCATAGAGCCTTACGTTCAATACATGGAACCTGGAGGAGTAGTCCAATCAATAAAAGATTATGTAAGTAGTTTTTTTGAAGAGGATCCTATTGTTCCAGAGAGAAATATATTTGAAGAGCAGAGAATAGTTGCTGAAAACAGTCCTTTTCCAAAAGAAGAGGTAGAGCCTGTTCAAGAAACAGCGCCTGTTCAAACAAAAAAAGAAGCTCTTATGGATCTTGCAGACAGAGAGGCGGGGTTGGAACTTATTAACAAAGTTGGTTTTAATCCGTTGGCTTATAAAATGATGCAAGCAGGTTTAAGGGACAACAGAAGTTTATCTGATTTTCTTAAAATATATCCAACTGTAACAGATGATATGACAGAAAAACAAAAAGATGATGCTTTAACAAAACAACTTGAAGGGTTAGGACTAGCTAGAGGTAAGTATTTTCCTTTAGATAACATGGTTGTTGTTGAGCCTATGACGCAGGCAAGTGCTTATTTTCAAAGTCCTACTGATATGATAATCATGCACGAGGTTTTACACAAAGGAGCACAGACTTTAAAAAAAGATCCTAATGTAAACATTAGATCTTTACGAGAAAAGTTAGATGCAAATGATTTTGAAAACATTGGAGATGAAACTAAACCAGGTCGAGCAGAACATAGATTTATTCAAGCCATCGTCAATAAGGCTTATGTAGATGACATGTTAACTCAGACTTCCGTTTACGCTAACAGAGGATTAGCTAAGGCTCAGAAAATTTTAGATGATCCAAAGTCTGGTTATGGAGAAAAAGTATCTGCAGAATTTGATTTAAAAAATATACCTAAATATATTGATAGAGATAAAAAACAAGCTTTAATGTCAGAAATCAGACGATCTACAAACCAGTATATGGAAAAATTTGATAAACAAAAATTTAAAGAAATAATTAATACATTGTACCCTGACAAAGGTTTGTTTGACAGAGATCGACAGGATGTAGAAGAAAATTTTACCTTAAATGAATTAAGGCAGGTGTATGATCTTTTAAATATAGTTATGTTAGATCAACCTGCCACAAAAAAGTTTGCTGAAGAAATGTTAAAATCAGCCCCGAGTGGCCAATTAATGGATAAAAAGTCTTATTCAGATCTTTTTCCACAACAATTTGGAGATCCAAATCTGTCTTATGAAAAGACGTATACTAATATTACACCAGACATGGATTATTTTCAGGTTATGAGTGCGCGAGATAAATTTATAAGAAAGTTCCAAAAAGAGCGAAAAGAGAGAGAGAAGAAAGAAAACAAAGCCGAGGGCGGTGTTATAGGCCTAAAGGACAGGGCTGTTAAAATGCATAGGAATGTTGTATAGTACCTAAAAGGAGAATTACATGGCAAGAGAACCGATAGGCAGCATGATGGAAAATGTCCCGTCTCAGATAGACGAGGATGAGTTAGCGGCTGAAGTAGAGGTGGAGATACCTGACAGTCTTGACATGGGACCTGTGCCAGAGAATGTAGAGATTATGGAAGAAGATGATGGTAGTGTTATCGTTGATTTTGAGCCACAGGATCAACGAGGCACGACTGAAGAGTTTTCTGCCAACTTAGCTGAAGAGATGCCTGATGGTTTACTGGGTAGGATAGCCAGTGAGCTGACGGGTGAGTTTGATGAAAACAAGAGTGGCAGACAGGAGTGGGAAGATGCTTTCGCTAACGGTTTGGAGTTGTTGGGATTTAGTTACGAAGAGAGGTCACAACCCTTTAGAGGCGCGAGCGGTGTCACGCACCCCTTGCTTGCCGAGTCAGCCACGCAGTTCCAAGCTCAAGCGTTTAATGAATTGTTGCCGCCAACTGGACCCGTGCGAACAACAGTGCTTGGATCTAGTACTCCTGAGAAAGAGGACCAAGCTCAACGTGTAAAGGAGTTTATGAACTATTATATTACTTGCGAGATGGAGGAGTATACGCCTGAGTTAGATCAGATGTTATTCTTCTTGCCGCTGGCGGGTAGTACGTTCAAGAAGGTATATTATGATGAGAACTTGGAGCGGGCTGTAAGTAAGTTTGTTCCAGCTGAGAATTTGATTGTACCGTATAACACGACAGATTTAGAGACGTGCCCTAATATCACACAGGTTTTGAANTTAAGTCTGAATGATTTGAGAAAGAGNCAGGTAGCGGGATTTTACAGNGATATACCTGTTATGCCTGCTCAGGCTGATTCAGGTAGTGTAGCTGAAGAGCTTGAGAGAATTGATGGTATGTATCCAACACAGATTGATTATGACTGTACGTTATTGGAATGTCATGTTGATTTGGATTTAGAGGGGTATGAAGAGACTGGTGAAGACGGTGAGCCGACAGGTATTAAGATACCGTATGTGGTAACAATATCACAGGATAATGGCCAGATACTGTCGATTCGCAGGAATTACAGAGAAGACGATGAGAAGAAGTCAAAGATACAATATTTTGTACATTATAAGTTTCTTCCAGGCTTTGGTTTCTATGGATTAGGATTGATCCATACTATTGGTGGTCTATCGCGAACCGCGACTGCTGCATTGAGGCAGTTGATTGATGCGGGTACGCTATCTAATCTTCCAGCAGGATTTAAGGCCCGCGGCCTACGGATCAGGGATGATGACGAGCCTTTACAGCCTGGGGAGTTTAGGGATGTAGATGCTCCAGGTGGTGATATAAAGGCAAGTTTAATGTCGTTGCCGTTCAAGGGACCTGACCAGACTTTGATGAGTTTGTTGGGTTTTGTAGTTGATGCGGGACAGCGATTCGCTACCATAACGGACTTGAAAGTAGGCGATGGTAATCAGCAGGCAGCTGTGGGTACCACTATAGCGATGTTGGAACAGGGCTCACGGGTCATGTCAGCTGTGCATAAAAGATTACATTATGCGATGAAGCTGGAGTTTAAGCTGTTATCCAAGGTAATGTCCGAGTTCTTACCAGATGAGTATCCGTATAGTATCACGGGTGTGGATGGCAGTATAAGACGAGAGGACTTTGACGATAGGGTTGATGTTTTACCTGTATCTAATCCGAATGTATTCAGTCAGGCACAGAGGATATCTTTAGCGCAGACCAAGATGCAGTTAGCTACTGCGGCTCCTGATATGCATAACATGTACGAGATATTCAGGGATATGTATGAGGCCTTGGGTGTAAGAGATATAGACAGGATTTTGAAACGTACACCAGAGCCAGAGGCTGTACCAAAGGATCCTGCTCAAGAAAACATAGATGTTTTGGATCAGATAAAGCTGGTGGCTTTTGAGGGTCAATCTCACGAGGCACATATAATGGCACACATGGTTTTTGG